ATGATCGAGGCGGTGATCTGGGATTTTGGCGGCGTGCTCACGACGTCGCCGTTCGAGGCGTTTGCGCGGTTCGAGACCGAACGCGGCCTGCCCACCGATATCATCCGCCGCACCAACGCAAACAATCACTGGGAAAACGCCTGGGCGAAATTCGAGCGTGCCGAGTTGGACCTTGAGGCCTTCGACCAACTGTTCGCGACGGAGTCGCGGGCGCTTGGCGCGGAGGTACGAGGCAAGGACGTGCTGCCGTTGCTGTCAGGCGACCTTCGGCCCGAGATGATCGAGGCGCTCCGGCGTGTGAAGGCAAAATTCAAGACCGGCTGCATCACCAACAACCTGCCGGCCAACAGCATCGGCAGCAAGGGCGGCCGGTCGCTCTATGTCGCCGAGGTGATGGCGCTGTTCGATCACGTCATCGAGTCCGCCAAGATCGGCCTGCGTAAACCCGATCCGCGCATCTACCGGATGATGACCGAGGCACTCGCCGTCGATCCCGGCTACTGCGTCTATCTCGACGATCTCGGCGTCAATTTGAAGCCCGCGCGCGAGATGGGCATGACAACGATCAAGGTGCTCAACGCGGCGCAAGCGATCGCGGAACTCGAAGCGGCGACGGGATTATCACTTCGGTAAACTGCCGGCCGCCGTGAGGACCAGGGTGCAAGGCTTTCCTCAGGGGCGGCGGGATTCTTCCCGACGGTCGGCGTCGTCACTGGCCAATTCCAGATATTGCGCACACCGACATGACGGCGCTCGCGCGATCAGGAGGTTGCGGATCACGCCAATGGGCACGCCGGGATTTTGCCCTGCCACGGCCTCGGCCCTGGCATCGACGATGGCGTCGATGTCGGCGCGGATCTGCTTGATGCGCTCTTCAAGAGGCGGCGTGCGGGTCACGTTCATGGGCTTCGACTTTCTCGCGTTTCGCGTCATCTGTTACTTCGCCTGATTTTTGTCGGCATGCCGCCAGTTGCTGCCTTGCGCTCGCGGCCTCATTCTGCGCGCGGCGGATGGCCTTTTCGCGCTGCGCTTCGTGCGCCGTGACATAAACCTGCAGATCGTATGGCAGGCTCTTGAAGCGCAGCTTGCGATCGCCCGGCCAGGAACGTGGCGGGGTGATGCGCGCGACGGTATCGACGGCGTCGGCCACGGTCCCGCCGAGCGTCGGATCGGCGAGACCGAGGTCAACATGCATTTTCGATATTTCCTGCACCGCCGGCCACAGCCGCTCGATGCCGAGCGCGGCGCAATCGGACACAAACCTTGCAACCGCGGCAGGTGCTGCCGGACAGGCCGAAAGCCCGTTGAGCTCGCACCATTTGGAGAACATCGGCGCGGCACGACGCCGCGCTTGCGCCAGCGCGGCCAACAACGGGCTGGTCGCAGCCATCGGGTCGATCATCGCCTGGCTTTGCGCAGCGCGTCATGAACACCGCCCATCTTCCTGCGTAGCGACATCAGTTGCACGCGCCGCCGCAGGCTGTGCGGACCTGAATCGATCTCGCCACGCAGTTCGCGGTCCAATCTTTCCAGAGCGATCGTGCGTTTCTTCAGTCCATGAAGCGCAAAATCCTGTGTCATCTCGTCGGCGGACATCGAACTGCCGAATTGCTTCTCGGCGATGGAATCCGCGCGTTCTAAAAAGTCGCGGTCGTCGTCTGTCATGGACATTTCTCCTGGAGATCGGATGTCGTTATTCCGAAAAACGTAGAGCTGAAACCACTCGATGCCATGTCTAGGGCGAACCAAAGAAGAGCGGTACCCTTTGGCCGACCGGCGGGTTGACGGAAGTCCCAAGCCCGCCTTGCTGCGGTTGCGGCAGATTCGTAGGGTCAACACCTGATGGAGAGCCAACCGCGCTCATCGCATCGGCTGGATAGGCCGTCCACGAATGGGGATCGAGTTCCGAGCGAATTCCCCGATCGACGGACTCCCAAACATAGGGGCTTGCCTCTTCGTTAATGGTAGGGAAAATGCCATTACCCTCGCCGCGCGTGGCGGCGTATAGATCGTCCCCTTCCTGAAGGATCGACCGAGACGCTTTCCCGGGGTGAAGAAGGTGCCCCGGCTCTGTCTCGTTCACGATCGTCAGATGATCTGGATCAACGTGCTGACGAACCGGGCCCAAAACAGGAATATCTATTATGCCGCCGTCGACGCTGGGCTTGCCTTCCTGAAACGGGGTTGCATGCCTTGACAGGGATTCGAATGCCTGTTGCGGCGTATTTCCCTGAGAAATACTTCCGACCCATGTTTTGCTATCATAATGATGAGGGCCACTTGTAACCAAACCGATCGGCGGCAATATTGGCACGGACCAGCCGTTGGCCGACCGCATAGTCGTATCCATAACTTCTCCTTGTCAGACTCAGTTTGGATGAGCGCCGCAACTCCGGCGAAAGCTAGTCGTTGACGCCAGCGTCAACGCTCTTGGCTCCGAACGATCGCCTGATGCGATTTTCCAGACAGCCGAATGCCGCCGAAATACAAATCGGCAGAATATTTATGATGACCACAGCCAAAATAAGTGAAAAAGGAGTGATGGGCCCATCGGCCAGCATCTCCAGCAAGATCATAATTCCGACGAACAGAATGTTGCCGAACACGATCACGAACGGAAATTCTTCGTCCTGGGATAAACTGACCGCAGCCAAGGCACCACGGGCGAGCAACAAACAAGTAAAATTCAGTATCGACCAACCAATCGCGATATAGAAAAACATGATGATAGGCGCGGCGCCCAAAGTAATAGCGCTTAGCAGATAGCAACATCCGGACTTTATGAGGAGGTCCAGGATTATGCTCAACAGCCATTGGTATGGGGAGAATTTCACCTGGTTGTCCCTGAGTGCAACAAACTGGATCCACGTTCAGTGATGATTAGCGGTATTGGCTATGCCACAGCGCAATATTCCTTTTTAACTCCAGATCAACAGGAGCAGCGCGGCGCCTTTTGCGTATGCTGACAACGAGAGCTTCCTCATTCCGCGCGTCATGACACACTCAACCTGAAAGAGCACCCGCCTAACGAACGAGCCTATCTTCCTCTTAAGAACAAATCAAGAACAATATTCCGTCTTGCATTCGCTCGATCACCGCCGGCCGGACTTCCTAGCATGATAAAGCGCCACCGCGTCCTTGATGTCGCCCGAGCTCGATAGCCTGGAGCTGAGGGTGCGCAAATCCGCGTGCTCGCGCTCGGCCGCCGTGCGGGCCATGCCGGGTCGCTGCACCGGCGGCACTGGTCTGGCCGCGACGGCGTCTTTCGCCTTCATCATCAGGCGATATTTTCCGGCATCGTACATCATGCGCTGGAACACTGCGTTGCGCATCAAAGGCTCGCTGTTGAACAGCCGGAACATCTCAGGCTCGTCGATGCCGCTCGCTTTGGCGGACGCCATGATCTCGGCCAAAACCGCCCGCTGGATCTCCGGCGGCTCACCTTTCATCATGGTCTCAAGGCGCGCATCTTCCGCTTTGGCGTAGCCGCGAAAGTTTTCCCGCGCCGTCCCATCGCGGCGAAGGCTCTCCTGCTGCTGCTGGGCGAATAGCTGCTCCGTGGTCGCGATCATCGCCTGCACGCGGGCGAATTTCGCCGGATCCTGCCGAGACAACTGCTCGAGCGCGCCAGGCAGGTTATCCGGCGCGGTGCCGGCGAGCTCCGGAAACTGACTGAGAAAACTGACTTGCGCGATCCGCGTCGCAGCCGCGAGGCCATCGAGATAACCCTGCCGGGTCTGCTCGGCTTCGCTGATCCGCTGTTCGATCGCCTGGCGCACCTGCGGATGGTTTAATGCCTTATCCAGTTCCGGGTCGAGCGTTGCTGCAAGGCCATCGTCTTTTCCCCGCAGCTCCGTCGCCGCCTTTTCCATCTCAGGTTTGCCGGAGGCCTCGTCGGCTTTGATATCCGGCGGCTCAAAACCGTAAAACTCGGCGGCATCGGGATCCCTGGCCAGGGCATCAGCGCGCAACGCATCGATGCGCGCGGCCAATTCCGCCGATGTTTCGCCTTCCGCGGCGGCCTTGTCGGCCGCGATCCCGCGGGCATAGTCGCGCCCGGCGCGCTCGACCGAGACCGCCTCATTCGCCGCGGCCGGTTTACCGCCCGGGCCGACATATCCCCGCACGGTGATTTCACCCCGCGGATCGGATCGCCGCTCCGCCGCCTCGCGCAAGGAGGCATGGTCGCTGCCGATCGTCTCCTCATCCTGCTTTTCGTTCGGGTCCGGCATCGGCTTGTAGCCGGCCTGCGCCAGATCGAACGCAGCACCGGTCAGCGCCACGTCTTGTTCGTCGGCCATTGTTGAATGCTCCAGTGAAGAAAAACAGTATCTGCTGGGTCAAGGTTGTTGACAGTCACAAGGTCATCGCCGAATGGCGCGCAGGACCTCGGGAATCCGGCAGCTTAGTGGCGCTAGTTGAATTCCGGAAACACCTCGATGCCCAGATCTATTCGCAATGCGCTGAGGCGCGCCATGTCATGCCACCGAAAGCTGTCACCAATGTTGACGTCGCCAGGTAAATTGACAATCAGGTCGATCGTGCCGCCATCGTCGACGATCTCGCTCAGGAAATCCTTATGTAATTCGAGCCTGTCGATAATCTTAACGACATCCAGAAAAAACAGACGATTTCTTTCAACCCGAAACCAGTGGCTCCACTCGCTTTCTTTGTACGTACTAAGAAGAGACTTTCCGGCTGGCGTTATTCGGCGGCTGCCCGCTACGCCGGAAATATTCGGCTTGATCTGTAGTTTTTCCGTTATCCTCGCGGGATCGATGTTCGGATGTTTGATCATGAGCCTAATATTATATCTTAAAGACTGCTTTATTTCCTCATCCCATTCGTCTCTCTCATCGTTTAACGCCATCGATCACGATCCTTTCCTTGCCGTCCGCTCGGCCTGCCTGAGCCTGTGAAGGTATCCGCAGGTCCGTGGTTTTCCCAGCTTTCATCAGGTTTTTGTGCCCAGACATCACCTGTCGGGGAAATTCTGACGTCATCCGCCGCCTTGGCGCCCACAGCCTCTTTGATCTCCGTGTGGTCGCCTGACCAGGGCGTCTTATCTATTCCGCGAGACCCAGCAGGCGGTCGGCTCCCATTATCGTTATTTAGGACATTTCCAATAGCATTTCCAATCGTACGGACGGCCCCGATCGTTGAATGAACGAAGGCGTCGTTTTCGGGAGTACCCGGCACAAACAGCGGCGGCAGCGGAATGCCAACCGGCGACCTCGGCAGAGAATATTGCGCCAGCATCGTATTTTGTGCCGGAGCCTGGGAAGTCGAACCTGGCGCGTTCTCTCCGGTCCCGGAGTTTCCGGTCGAGACTGTCCCGTACTGCGTGCCGGGCATCGGTGACGGCGCCGCATAGGGAGCGCCCGGGTTTGCTGACGTCGATTGCCGATAGGCTTGTAACTGTCCGGACAAAAGCGGTGCCAGCTTGGATGCCGGTGACGACGCATGCGGAGCAGCCGCGGCCTGATTGAAGCTCGCATTCTGCTGATATTGATCCGGGAATTGCTGCAGTGCCAGCAGCCGTCCCAACAAGCCGCCGCCACTGTTGAACTGCTGCGGATCAAAATAGCCGTCGAACAGCCCCATCAGCGGGCCTCGTGGATTCGCCGCGATGCCTCGGTCGCGGCGCGATAATCCACCGCCTTGTATCCGTTGATCTCGATCACCGCGGCGGGTGTGGTTTTTTCCACGTCCTGCGCCATCAGGCCGATGTGATAGGCCGGCGCGCCCTTGTAGCGATAACCATAGACCGGTGTGCCATCGAACAACGTGCCGACTTGTTCAATATCCTCCTTCAGCCGGCGATCCGACCAGTTCAATAGACCAAGAAGACCACTCCCGCCTGTTTTAGCGCCACCAGCGCCGATTCCGGTCGCTGAACCGAGAAGGTTGCCGATGCCACCAGCGAGCGTTGCAAACTGCTGCGCGCCAGACATCTGCTGGGTGCTCTGAGAGTTATTGGTCGACTGCTGTCCAAGCTGCGCAATCGGCACCCCGATCTGCGCCAGCAGGCTGAGATTTTGCGCCGGGATCTGCTGCGCCAAGTTGCGCCAGCGCCAGTTGCTGTTGTGGGGTGTAGTTCTGCGCGTTGAGCGCATCCTGCGACGAGGTGACGCCCTGCAATTGATTGGCGAGGCCCTGCTGTGTTAGCCCCGACAACAAGCCGCTGGTCGAGTTCTGCGCGCCGTAAAGCGCATTCGCCGCGCTCAACTGGTTGGCGACATCCTGGTTATATTGCCCGGCGATCACCGGCGCCTCGCCCTGCGCGATGCCCCGCGCCAATGTCTGCTGATTCATGCCCGAACCGTCACGGCCCGCGGCGGCGAATTGCGAATTGACCTGGTTGGTGGTGTCGGTCGCGATCTGGTTGAGCTGCGCCTGCAGCGCCGGGTTGTTGCCAATCATCGAGCCGTTGGCATAAGGCGTGAGCTGGCTCTGCAACGTCGAGAGGCCGCTTTGCAGGTTGGGGGCCTGCGCGGTGGCGCCGCCGCCGTTCAGGAGATTGCTGGCAAGGCCGCTGATTTGCGAGGCATAGGGATTGCCCTGCGCGGCATTCTGCGAGAGCTGATTGATCGCGCCACTTTCGGTCGAGTTCAGCCCGCTGTTCTGGATCAGCGGACTGAGCTGCCCCAAAATGCCCTGCAACATCGGCTGCGCCGCTGTCCACGGCGCGGTTTGCGACTGCTGCGTCTGTGTCGATGACGATTGACCGCCCATCAGTTTTGTCCTTTTTTCGTGATGATCTTGGTTTTAAAATTCCCCGCAGCGCGGGTGAAAGCAGTCCGGTCCGGCGAGCGATCGAATACACCCTCGGAAGGCTCTCACCCTCTTTACTTTCCGGAAAAGCTTTTCTCCTAGGCGCCGCTTCGTTAACGTCACTAAATTGGGATTCTCTGCGTCTTCGACTTGGAGCGCGACATGACATTTGCCAGGACCCCTTATGACCCTCTTGACCGCCGCGTTACTCGTCCCCATCGTCTTGAGCAGCGAGATCATTCTCAAAACGGCAGCGAGCACGTTCCGTGTCAATCGAGCCATCAGTTCAGGCCATAAAGCAGACGCCGCAAAGCTCTAGGAGGCGATATCCGCTCCTAAGCATAGCCGAGGTTGCCATATATTTTTGCTGGCCGGTCGCGACGTACTTCGCGATGCGATCTCTGAGCAATCTGGGTGCGTTAGAATACGGACTACTCGCGGCGAGCGCGCTATTGTGGTGGGTATCGGCTATTCAGACGACAGTTCTTCTATTCGAGACAGCGATCGCGCTGTGGCCTGTGCGGCTCAACACAGCCGCAGTAGCGTGGCTGCTGGGGTGGCCGTTACTCGTGATTGCCGCTATTGCGTTTCAATATTCGAGTGGTCATCCCGATTGGCTTATGTCTTCTTTTCTTTGGTACGACCTCTATCTCGGCGTCCCTGGAACGATATTATGGTGGGGAGCATGTCGCCGCGTCTACGACGCTCTGTTCACAGCCATGGAGACGCGCTGGCCGGGTACCAAAGGGATCAGGGAACTCGTAAGCGGCCTCCTTCGAAGCTTGCTCCACCACCACCATTCCTCTTGAGCGAGGCTAAATAGACATCTCTGGATCAATATGGGGCGATCCGCTTGGCGAGATAGCGCGTTGCTGCGGGCACGTATGGAGTAGCGCGACGCGCGATCGGATACGCTTTCTGAAGGGTCTTCCCGGCTTTGCTTTCGGAAACGCTTCCTCCAGGGTTTGAACTGCGGCGCCGGAGCAACTGCGTGCTTCAGCAAAGTCCCTGGAAGTTGGCGTAGCGATGCAACGCCTCCGCCGACCGCCATTGGCAGCATTTCGCCGATCGTCTCTGCGTATCGTCCGGCTCTGCTCTTGGGTTGATAAAATTCACCCCAGTGGCTCTCAATCCCATGCCGAATTGCGCTGGAAGTAAACATATCGAGGTTACCGGGTTGGCCATGGGGTAAGTCCGGATACCCAAGTTTCTCCCTGACTAGGTTCTCGACTAAATGCCTTGGAAAATAGCCAAATCCTGTCAACGCATCCGCTGGCAGTCCAACGCTATTGACCAAGCCATTGGCGGCGCCGATAGCCAACGATTTGCCAATATCGATTGGATCCATGACAGCCGAACTGGAAGGGCTGATCTTTCCTAGCGGCATCGATTGCGGCGGTTGCATTGGTGTGCTCACCTGCGGCGAGGATGCCCCTCCGTCATCGCGCGGAATCGGTTGATACCGACTCTGTTCCGATCGCAAACCAACCAGCCCGCCAGGTAAACCACCCTGAGCGCTACTGGTCCCGGAACCGGAGGGAGAGGTGCTCGACGGATCGATCGCCTCTTCTCTTTCAGGCTCCGTTACCGCATCATGATCTGTAGGCGCATAAATATATATACGCCGCAACGGCGCTTGATGACCCGACGCCGAGGTATCGTCGAACGCCGGGCCTTGCGATGGATTTGGTGATTGCGGAGCGAATGGCGATTGTCCGTTACCAGCCGGGCTCGGCTGATACTGACTCTGCTCCGCGTGCAACGCCAGCAACCTGCCGAGCAGGCCGCCCTGCGGACTATCATCATCTCCGGAGCCGTATCCTGGCCCGCCGGTTGGAATTGAGCCTGCGCCAACACCCGGCTGCAACACGCCCTGCCCTTGCATCGCCCGCCACAACATGCCGGGCAGCCCACCGCCATTGCCGCTATAATCGTCGGGATCAAATCCATGCGTGTCGCGAAAATTCGCTCCAGTCATCAACGCAATTCCTTGTCCATAATGATGTGCTTCGCCTCGTAACTGTCGAGCGTACGCAGCCTTCCCCTGCGCCCGAAAATCCGGACGCGCGCAGCCTTCGGCTAGTTACGAGGATCGCATGTTGCGAAAAATTTTAGGTCGCCCCTACGTGAAGGCGCTCACATGACGGGCGGATCTGGGTCATCTCTTGGAGGATGCCCAATGTATCCTTCCTTAAACGGCCAATGTCCTTCCCTTTGGCCATAGACGACGGAAATCTTGTCGCAGCAACTCAGACTGCTCGTGGAGAATGGAATGTTGTCCACTTCCACAATAGCTTCAAAAGGAGGAAGAGCCTTCACGAACTTTGCCCAAAGGCCCTCGGAGCTCGCGCCATCCCATGAGTCGTTCTCTACCGGGCAGCTAATTTAATGAAGTCCTCGGGAATATCCATTCTCAGACTTCACCCCTTTCCAGGACTACCGGCGTCATTCCTCATCATCCGGATGCTCCCATTCCGGAGGTTCGTCTGCATCGGTGTCACTCGCCCGCTTTGGACGGAATTGATTATAGCGCGCGAGAACATCTTCTGAAATTAGTCCCGGCGGCGCCCGGTCGACGAAGTCACGCTCGCGCCCGATATCTGGAATGTCCTTATCTATCCTCAACGCCATGATTTCCTCGAGCACCTGCGACAAGTCTTCGCCTCGCCGAAGCTTGAGCAGTATTCGCGCCTTTACGCCCAGCGCTTCTCTTCGAAAAAAACCGGTACGATAGGCTCGCTGCAGACCCAGATCGATGCATCGCAAGGCTTCTTCCAGATCATCGAGAAAATAGAGATATTGTGTCGCTTTGCTAATCTGAGGCCGGACGTCGTCCGGGTCCCGTTCGCTTATCTCGTCCAGCAATTGCAACGCTTCGCGATCACGCTCGGCCATCAATAGAAAGTGTACAAGTTCACTCTCCAGCGAGCGTCGATCTTCGCCGTCCGCAGTCCGAACACGAACAGATATGTCGTCGATGATATCGACGATCGGGCGACCGTCACGGAACTGAACGATCCATTGCCTTCTCAATAAATCTATTGGATCGACGGCAACCTTTTTATCGCTCGATGGTGGGACTTCCTTTGGGCTGAATGACACGCCAGACTCCTAACCAACCTTGCTGACTATAGAACAAAATAGGAACATGGTCAACCTGCGGTTTTTAGTCTGGATGTCTTAGATGACGAACTTACACTGCTGCGCTCGGTCCAAGATCAAACCAAGCGCCACCCGTAGCTTGATGAGACATCCAAACCTAATATTGGAGCTTATCGACCTGCTGGGTCATTAGGTATGTCGTGCCACCCGTATTCGTCAGGTTCGTTCGGATCAGGCTTACCTCCGTTCCGATGGCAAAGCCGAAGTCGATATTGCGCCCTCGCCTCACAGGCATCCCGCCAGCGGTTCGTATTACGCAGTTTGAACATGCCGCACCGTGCCTCCTCTCCTAGCCATCGATTGACGCATTGATTTTTGTCATCTTCTTCGTCGCGATCCTTGTCATCTCCTCGGCCGCCGCCGATGCCAGAAGAAATTCTCGCGTACGTTTGCAAAAGCTTCCAAGCTGTCTTCCATGAATCCGGAATGTCCGGCAAAGAGATCGGTGGTTGGGACACTGGCGGCACCGGCCACGGCAGCGGAAGACGACCTGGAATCACTACCTGAGCCATCTTCGTCGGCGCATCTCCGGCGGAAGATGACCCCGACTGATCACCGTAGACACCGGCCGAGTCACCAGGCTGTGGTGCCCGCGCTGGGTAAGGTGAGCCGATCCCGGTCGATTCACTGGCTGGCGCCCCGCCGCCCTGAAAAGAACCGCCCGACGATCCCGCTCGGTTATCAGAAGGATCCGTCGCGGACCGAGCAGGAAGAGTCACACGCACAAGCCGCCTGAAGTTCGGGTCTTGCGGTTCGGGCGGCGCCTCTGCGTTATTGCCGGCTGGCGGCTGTTGCTGGCCCTGCAGCGCTAGAAGCCCACCAAGCAAGGCGCCTGGAATGTTGTAAACACCTGGCTGGCTTGAGCCGGCAGCAACACCCGGCTGCAACACGCCCTGCTGTTGCATCGCCCGCCACAGCATGCCGGGCAAGCCTCCACCACTTCCGTTATAATCGTCGGGATCAAATCCGTATGTGTCGCGAAAATTCATTCCAGCCATCAACGCAATTCCTTATCCATAATGATGTGCTTTGCCTCGTAACCGTCGAGCGCACGCAGCCAGCCCTGGCGCCCGAAAATGCGGACGCGTGCGCAGCCTTCGTCTCTTGCGTAATTTTCGATTTGGTTGATCAGCCCCAGCCAGCGCTTCAACTCGCTGCCGCCGCACACCGTGATGATGCAGACCTTGCCGATCTCGGAATTGATCAGGATGGTCGCCGCGGCGGCCTCGATGGTTCGGCCGTTCCATGCGAGCCACAGCAGGCTGCGGCCGGAGAGAACGTCGGCTTCGATATCCGCGAATGCATTCAGTTCAGTGCGGCGGCAAGCGGCTTTCAGCAGAGAGCTGACATGCGGCCAAAATTCATCAACCCGTTTTGGGTCGACGCAAACGAGCTCAGCCGATGAGCGCATACAGGAAAGTGCGCCCCGACGTCGCCGAGTTGGCATGCGTGATGGTGAACGATCCGTCCCTCACCGCGCTGATGAACAGGGTCCCGTTGCCAACTTCCGCCGCGGCGCTCGCCGTCATCGGCACCGTGATGGGCACCGAACCGGCAGCGCAATTGTTGTCCATCACCACCGTCGACGCGGCGCCGGTCGCAAGCGTTACGGTGCCGACCGCGTTCGACCGTCCCGCCGCGAGCTGCTGGATCGCGAGCACGATCTTTTTCGGATCGGTCTCGGTGATTCCGGGAACGTAAGCCGTCATTGGGTGCCGTTGGTCGTAAGATCAGCCTCAACGCCGGCCGCGAAGGTCCATGCGGTGCCGGCGGGAATCCTGATCTTGAAGCGCGTGTATCTTGTATCCCGCATCATGTCGCAGCGGCCGGTACGCTGGCTGACCGGGACTTCCGTTCCGGCCGTTGCCGGCACGAGCTGGGTGTCGCGCCAGGAGGCGGAGCCGAACAGCGATGGCGCATCGGTGATCGGACGGAAACCCTTGACCGTCAGTCGATTGCCGTCAGCGCCCTGCTCGGCGCTTTCAATCGTCGCCTCAAGATTGGTCCCGCGAAAAAATCCGAGCGTGCCCAAGCCGTCGAACTGCGCGATCTCCGGCTGCACGGCGGTGGCATAGGCGTCCAGGCTGAGTGTCAGCGCATCGATCGACGATGAGATACTGTCGAGATTTTCGAGGGTCAGGCCGGTCTGTGAAATGCCCAAGAGATACTGGCCCGTTACCGATACCGGGAAGAAGCGATCGAGCAGGAAGTCGTAGCCGAGCAGTTTGTCGTAAGTCCCGACTGCTCCGGAGATGGATTTGTAGGCCCAATAGATCCGCGTGCTGCGCGGATCGGCTGCGCCCATGAAGAACTGCAGATTGCCCTTGTCGAGATCGGTGAGGAAGGTGCGGTCGACCTTTTCGCGGCCGATTTGCTCGGGAAGGCCGCCGGGTTCGATCTTGTGAAAGCCCTGCCCTGCATAGAAGAAGATCTGCTCGCCGGCCCGGATGATCGAATAGGGCGCATATAGTCCCTTGTCCTGGGTGATACGATCAATCTGGAAAATGATTGGCGAACCCGGCACATAGGACGTCCGCCGGATCGCCTGGTCCTGAAAGATAATCCCGGCCTCGCCGCCGGCCACGCCGCGAACGATGCCGCCGTCGGGAAAATCCTGGAAGTCCGACGAGTTGATGCCGCTGGTCCAGCTATCGGAGCCGTTGTAACTATCCAGCCCCGACCACTGGATCCGATACGGTGTCGACAGCAATCCGGACAGCACCAGGAAACGCCCTACGACGCTGATATAGGCGGCCTGTGGCGGTGAGCCCAACGCGTCGGAAAATGCCGTGGCCGAGGAGAGGTCGAACACCTGCAGCACGGCATTGGCTTGAGTGGCAAACACCAGATTGCCGGTTTGCGCGAACTGCCATTGCGCGGTCGAGGACAGCGCCGAATAGCTCGACGCACCCTTTGAAACATCCGTCCAGGTGAAATCCGTATTGTTGAGTTTATAGAGCTTGGTCGAGGTGCCGGCGAAGGTCACAACCGTGCCGTCGGACTTCAGGGCGTAGAACGCGCCTCGGCACGCCGCGGGAAGCGCCGACGTGTACGCCGAAAAATCCGGAAACGGCCCGTAGCCGTCGCCGCGCGGAATCACGTTCAGGATGTTGCGCGTGGCCTGGCCTTCATAGTCGCTGACGTCGGGGCGATAATCGCCGTAGGCAAGAAGCGGCATTATTCGGCGCTCCAGTTTTCGGGTTGCGTGATGGCTGGCGTCCAAGACTCAGCGTGCGTTGGCTCAGCCGTCCATGTCGCAGGCAGTGCGGTTTGGTTGGTCCAGCTTTCGGTCTCGCTCGTTTCCGCCGCCCAGGCGTGGTTATCGAACGGCCGTGGAAACCACGCCTCGAAGTCGCGCGTAAATGTCGAGGGATAGCCGGTGACGACATAGCAGCCGGCGCCGGAAACAAGCGCAACGTCGAGCGGCGCAGCCTTCCCGGTGACGGCGCATGCCCCAGCGGACGAGGAGAACCTCGCGGCAAACAACGCGGCATGGCCGGCAACCGAGTAGCTGCCGGTAATAGCCGAACCCGAAACCCGAAATGCCGCCGCAACGCGCGTCATCGCATAAGCGGTGGCGGAGCCGGTAAATCTGACGTTCAATGCGGTGGCGTTGGCTGTCACCGCGAAACTTGCCGCGTTGGACAGCAAGGCGACATCGAAGGCCGCGCCCTGCCCCACAACCGCATAGGAGCCCGTAGCGGCGGCGAGAACAGTGTTGGTCAGTCCAATACTGGACAGTTGCCCGAGCGCAAGGCGCCCGAGCGCATCAAAACCGAGGAGCGACATTTAAGCTGAATACCTGATGGTTGCCATCAGCGAGATGTTGCGCGGGCGGGTTTCGGCCGCGGTGCGCGGCGAGCCGTTTGTACCGTCGTTTACCGGCCCGTCCGTATTCGGCGCCCCGTAAGCGCCCTGGGCTGCAGGCATGATGGGATTGTAGCTTCCCGATGCACCACCAGCGCTTTGTTCCCTGTATTGACTCATTCCGTGGACGTGCCCCTGAAATGCATCCAGTTGCGTATCGCCGATAGTGCGGTTCGGATCGACGCCAGCGCTGTTGTCCCAGGCACGAACGAAATTGCCGTTGAGGTTAGGCACCGTGAAGGTGGTCGAGCCGTCGCCGTCGCCACACGGCGCGTTGACCCATGTGTGGGTGCCGCTGCCGGCTGAGCCCGCTGATATCGCCGAACCACCCATCGTCGCCGACAACGTGACATCGTTGGCGTCAATCACGGAAGCAACGAAATAGTTGGTGCCTGATGTCGGCAGGCCATGTGTTCCGGCGCTGAAATTGGTCGGCAGCGTCCCCGTCGTGAATAGCTTGATCGGATCGCCGACGCTCAGACCATGCGACATCATACCGACGCTGGAAGATCCGCTGGTGAAGGTCGCGGTTCCCGACCGGACCAGGTACGCGAACAAGATCGGATACGTGGCGCGCGAAAGGTTTTGACCATTGGCCTTGAGACGACCCGGCTGCAAAACGGTTGTCGGCCAGAACTCGATCTTGCCGATCTCGGTAGACATGCCGAGGTTGCTTCGCGCCTGCGTCTGCTGGGTCGCCGTAAAACTGTTGGCCTCCTCGACCGAGATCAAGTCTTCCTTCAGCGCCACGATCGCGACTTGCGGCGTGGTCGAGAAGTTGATCGGCGATGTCGTGCCGGACGAATTGTACAATATGGTGGTGCGCGCCAGCACGCCGGTTGCGGTGTTGTAGGCGCCTTCACCGAACTCCCATTGGCTGAGATCGGCGCTTTCGGCCCGGTATTTGTAGAGCCGGCCGCTGACGACATTGGCCGCGGCTGGGCTCTGATAGCCGGTCACGGCCGATGAATAGGTCCAGTTGCCGGTACCGCCGGCGGCCGGATTGAACCGGCATCCATCCAAAAAAGCTGCCATCTCAGGTAATCGTCAGGATGCCGTTGGTCTGGTCGATGTCGACCGTAAACGTATTGCCGTTGGTCAGCGTGATCGCTGTGCCGTAGTCCCACCAGCCGATCAGCGGCTTGGTCGACGAGGTCGAATTGTAGAGCACGGCGTATTGGAACGGTCCGATCGATCCGCCCGCGGCGGTCCATGCCGGATCGGTGCCGCCGATGAACTTGAAGGTGCCTGAGGCCTGCGCGCCGGTGATGGTACCGATGCTGTTGCCGCCGGCGGTATAGCCATTCGCGGTCGCAAGATCGGCCGGCGTGTTGTAGACCGTGTTGGTCACGACCGGCGCCGTGCTGGTGAGATAGATCTTGTAGACCTGCGCGGTGCCGGTCAGCATGTCATGCAGCGCGTGCGCTACGTCCTGCACAAAACAATTGAATTTGTTGAAGGAGGCCATTGATGTGATTTTCCCATCGCGCTTTCGGACGAGCCGGATGCCGGCTCGCATGAGAAAGCGCATCAAAAATGGAGATGAAGTTTCGGCTCCGATACAGTCGGAACGGACAGGGCTCTAGAAAACCTGTCCCGAGACGCGGACCGTCATCGGTCCGGCGTTGAATGTCGATGTCAGCCCGAGATTGTTGAGATCGTTGAGCGCGCCGGTGAAGCCGAGGCCCCAGGTCTGGATCCGGCCATCCTCCTTGATGTAGGGCGCGGATTCCAGCAGCGCGCCGTACAGATACAAATCCGGCGCCATCGCCAGCAGCCAGTTGCTGGCGTTCGATGCCAGCGGCGGAATGGTCGCGCGGTAAACCATTTCGATACCGTAATCGGCGTCAGGCGTCGGCGCCAATTCGATCTCGTCACCGAACACCGTAAAGTACATCGGCTGTGCGGCGACATCGCAGATGCGCGAACGATACTCATCCATCTGCGTGCCGGACCTGAATTCCAGGCAGGGCTTTCCTGTCACGCTCGATAAGCGGATCCGGCGCATTGACTGGAAGTCCGCCGGCAGTGAGATGAATTCCGGCTCGCTCGACGTCACATCGACCAAAGCGGTCGAGCGCTGCTCCATCTGGCGAACGAATAATTGCCGGTTGAACTTCGCTTCCGAGCTGGATGAAGGTCGGAATGCGGGCGATCAGCGTCGCGTCCTGGTCTCTCGCCAGATATTCGGTCACTGCCGTCTGCAGCGAGGTGTAATCGACGATTTGCATCAGGATAACCCCGCTGACCAGCCGGATTGCAGTTTCGGGCGGTCGGTTCGCAAATAGGCCCATTCGGGATCGGCGAGCCTTTTCTGCACGATCACATCGAATTCGGGCGTGAACATCCGCAACGCCGTGTTGCCCCTGGCGTGCTCTTCATCGAGCCATTTGACGTAAATGACGTTCGGGATGCGCGCGACATGGCGTCCCCAATCGCCATGTTGTTCGTCACGGCGTGACTCCTTGTTCGATCGCAGGATCGGCTCGACGTCCTGGACGTGCTCGATCGCAAGGTCCTTGCCGTTGCTGTCGAGATGGAAGCAGAGCTCGAGGCCATCCATCTCAGTTCATCTCCGCAACCCAAAGCGTGCCAGCCGTCGCCGTGACCAGGCCGTTGGTCGCGGCCTGGATGACGGAGAGCTTCTGGCCCGGGTTGACGATGATGTATTCCACAGCGTTCGCCGGCAGAAACGAAGCATTCGTAGCCGTAGCGGCGACGACGTTCGCGGCTTCCGAGACGAGATAGTGGCAGGCGGCATTGGCGCTGAGCCGGACCTGATAGGTTTCCGTTCCGAATGCGTTGCCGATGGTGGCCGCGGTGCCGGTGAAGGCGACCGCCTGGACGGTGCCTTGCCGGGACGCAGGCTGTTTTGGGAAAAATGACATGGTTACTGCACCACCATCAGGGCTGAGAAGAACATCGGGATCGATGCGCCGGTCGCACCGGACGGCGTGAACGCCAGCACGTCATTTTCGTTCACCTGGGCGACCGCGTTGCTGTTGGGCGCGCCGGCCTGAAACTGACCCGCGGCGGAGCCCGCCTGGGTAACGGTAAAGCTGCCAACCGTGGTGCCCTGCGTCACATTGATGACGGTGACCGTACCGTTGGCGGTGGTGATAGCGCCGCCGAGAATGCCGGAAAACTTCAGGATGATACCACGCGCCGGCGCGGCCACGTAGGCAGCGACGGGCGTTGTGCCGACTGATGGCGTGTAGGCTGACAGCGGGATCGAATCGAACGTGTAATTATCGGGATAGGGCATCGTGCCTCCGATCGGAAATGAGAGAAAGAGGCGCCGGCGGCGCCCCTGTTAAAGTTGTTGACTCGTTTTTGTTTGACGCGTTTTCTTACTTCGCTCGAAAACGCTGCATGATGCTTACGACGTGGTGTTGTCGAACACGCCGCCGCTGGCCTTCTCGTTGCGGGCAACCAGCGCATATTCCGCCAGGAACTCGCGGCGATCGGAATCTCCGGTTTTGGCCAGCGGGATCGAGATCATGTTGCGTCCGCTGAGATAGGCCACCGCCCATTTGTCGATCTCCAGCACCAGCACATCGCGCGGGCGCTGGAAGCGGTTGGCGACCACCTTGAGCTTGCCGAAATCGGATTCGTAGGCATCGACCGATGCCACGATCTTCTTCGACTTGGCCTCCTCGATTGCGGTGGAGCGGCCGGTGAAGGTGGAGAACACCTGCTTGTTGAAGGCGCCGGTCATGATGGTGCCGGGCTTGCCGCCATTGGTCCAGATCGAGGACAGCACGCTCTTCAGGCGCGCTTCGGTGAACCCGATCTGCGAGCTCGCGTCGGTGCGTGCGCTGGTGCCGTCGATCGGCGAAGGATCGGCGGGCGAGCCGGCGGTGCCCTTCGACGTGTTGGACGAGATCCACGCCAGGATCGAGGCGGTCTTGCGCGGCGTGGTGGTGTTGCCCGTCACCTTGGCCTGGTTGCTGCCGACCAGGATGGTTTCGATATCGCGCTTCAACTCGAGGCCCTTCAGCATTTCCTGATAAGCCAGTTCGTTGTCGCGGCCGGCGTGATCGACTGCCTGCTGGGTGCCGGAAACCTGCGCCACCTTGTAGGAGATCTGGCAGAGATTGCCGAGCCGCACCGTCGGCGTGGTCGTCGTGGTGGTGGGATCGTCGCCTTCGAGCTGGGCGTTGGCGCTGGAGGCCGCGGCCAGTGCCTGGGTCTGCCATTCGTGATTGACGGCAGTTGCCTTTTCCTTGTCGACGCTGCTCATGAAGGGCGTATCGGTGGGATCGATGCGATAGATCATATCGCTGAGGTCTTCGCGGTTGCCAACCGCCTGGTAGGTGGCAAAGGTGGAAGTCGGTAAAGCCATATCGATGGTTTCCTTGAAGAAGTGATGCCCGTCGCGAGTGCCGTTTCATGGGCAAGCGATGCACCGCGCGCTTTGTGCAAGCGTTCGCGTCGCGGGAGCCTGGATGATTTGGAAGTGCTTCAAGACCTCGGTCGCACGATGGCGCGGAAGCTTGGCTTCCGGTTCGGCTTTCCGTCGTCTGTTTCGCCGGGCGCCCGCGCATTGCGCGCAGGGTCAGCGTTGGCATGGCGACAATCCGATTGCCATCCAATTAAGAATGCCCGCAACCATTTTTATGGTACGGGCTCAAATTTCTTGATGGTGGATATATGCCGGTGATTTGCCCGGCGTGTCAACCTCGGCAAGCGCCTGCGCAATCGATCGGTTGCGATTGCGATCAGTTGCCGTACGTCTGGTTCAGGTAGCGGATGTAATCGTCAAGAACGGGAATCCCCGTTCCCTGCGAGTTCGGCGATTGAGACGTATCGTCGGAATCGCTTCCGTCGCGAGATGATCCGGAACGATCCGGGAAATCGAAGATCGAGGGACGAACGGGCCATTGCGGCATCGGCATGCCGCTGACGAGCCCGAGCGGCCTGTCCGGCGGTGCAGCGCTGGCCACAAACGGAACGGCCGGCGCGGTCGTGTCGAACACGGATTGCATCTTGCCATTGACGACACGCGCCAGGTACCGACGATCGTCCGCGGCAATGGAAGGCAGCGACCCATTTGCAACCGCCGTGGAGGGCGCCGCCGGGGCGTCTGGAAGGGATGATCTCTTGAGTTCCTGCAGCCTCCGCAACAGCGGAGAAGAAGCATCACTGGAATTGCCCGCGAGAGAAGAAGCCCAGCTACCGAAACGATCGTCGAACGATCCAGCACGATCGGGAGAGTCCGATCGGTTCGATGGGCTAATGATCCCTGCCGGAGAGTTGCTCGCGCCCAAGTCTTGGGCTGGTTAACCGGCCTGTTCGGCATTTGATTGCGGATAGTCGTATTCCCATACGTTATTTCGGCTCGGTACTCCCGCCGCGGCCGCCGAGCCGCGGACAAGTCGCGCTATCCATGGATGCGAATAATCCGTCGAAAACCCGAAGGGACCGAATCCATCCGTTACGCCAATTCCTGGCGTTCCGATGCCAACTCCAAGGGCTGATGCATTTCCGCCGACGTTAGACCGGACCGCTCCAACTCCTGGACTCGCCGAAATTGACGGCCCCGTTAAAAGCCCCTCCAGATCGGGCGTGTACCCTGCTGAAAGACTGAGGCGGGGGCTACCACCGTAAAGTTGAGGATAGGCCCTTCCATGATTATCAATAAACAGGCCAAAACCGAGCCCCCCAGGAAACCCAAAGGTTCCTCCGCCGTAAGTACCCTTGGTCATAACACTTCCTTATTGCCCCGGGCCTGCGCCCGATCGCAATTCTCCTTATAAGTTTTCCGGGATTTGATCGTTGACCAAACCTGCGCAAAGAGAGCGATCAAGATGAGACAGCCGATGATCAATTGGTGGATAGAAAAAAAGGCCAGCGAGATACATAGAAACACCACGCAACCGCCGATCTGGGAGCTGACGTACTCCGCTTGCAACGACAGCGGCGTCGTATGACTAAGCGCCAGCACCGAGAATGCATAGCGCGAGGCCAGAGGGTCCTGGAATTGCGGGGGAAATGAATCGACTATCGAATTATAGACTATCTGCGATTTGATGCCTGACCAGATTCCGGCGAGCCCGGCTAAAACGACGAAAACAGCAACCATGTTTGTTTCACTCTAATGCCGGGATTAGGAACGTCGCGTTGTTGTATCGAGGCAGGCAAAATCATATTCACCAAAAGGACATTGGTGGCGCAGCGGCGCGGAGCCATGACCCTGTTGGCTTTGCCAGCGTCGAACCCACTTACCAACAACACGAACCCACTTACCAACAACACCCTGCATAGAACAAAACAGGAACAACGTCAACCGCGCGCCCTCGCGCTGTGTGTCGAATACCTCGCCGCGTCAGACGATCCCGAACCGCTTGCGCCGCTCGGCGGTCTGCGCCAGCTCTTTCAATTCGGCCTGCGCCAGTTTGCCGTTGGTGACCATTGATGTGAGATGATCGCGCACCTTGCTGACGATATTGATCGCGAGAAATAGCTTTTCGCGACCGCTCACATCATCGATCGTGGTGGCCCGCCACGCTGCGCCGTAACTATCCTCGAGCCCTTTGAAGGCCTCGACCAGCAGCTCATTGTCTAGCAAGTCCTGCGCGCGCATGGCCTTCGCCACGGCTTCGCCGAGCTGGGTTTCGCTCATCGAACACATTCCTTCAGCGGGAGGTCGGATAGATATTGTTCAGTCCTGTTCGTGTCGGCGGTCACGGCGATACGGACATCACCAATGAGGCAGTATTTGCGCCGCGATTGATCGCGCCAACTGCACGATCAGGACGGCGCTTCGTCGCCCCTGACCAACGAGCCATTGTTCAAGACAAAGATGCCTGGGTCCCCGAACTTTTTAAGCGACCAGAGACTCGATTTTGGTTCGGTTGGAAATATCGATTTGCCCAGACGGATGGTCGCTCCCAGATCAAATTCCAGGATGGTGTCAGCCGCATCGAAGCGAACCGATGATACTCTTTGCCCATCCAGGTCCTGCAATACTTCCCGGACCGTGGCTTCGCTGGAATCGAGGCTGACCGTCTCATCCGTCACGGAAATCGACCATCGCGAGTCTTCAATAAACAGGGAAAAGTCGCCCCGGATCGATACGCGCCTGCGCGCCATATGCCGCACGACCCGTGACATCGTCGATTTGCTTTTTATCGGCTCCCGTACGACCAGATGTGGGGCGCCGAACTCCAAAAATATAACTGTACCGTGCCCTCTCGTGCCTCCCCAAACCAACTCACCGACGATCTGCCGCAGCAGCTCCCGAATTTCCTTATCCATTTCCGGTTTCCATGACTGGCGTCATCATCTTCACTTTCCGAACATGTCGATCGCGATTTGGCGTATCTCATGATACCCATACCCTTGGCCGCTGATTTCCTGGTGCAGCCGGTCTCGCTGAGCATCGCTTAGGCCGAATTCTACCTGAATTGCCCGAACCTGGGCATTCTGTGCCTGATTATTTCCAGGCATACCATCGTTCGCGGCCACCTGGGTATCGGAAGCGGGAGGAAACGAAGAGACACCGGAATCACCGGCCACGCCAGGCGGCCCATTTTTCGCCGGCACGCCAGCGTCAGGCTGGCCGGCTCCCGCCGCCAGCCACGCCGGCTGACTTTGCATTTGGACCTGCGTCGACTGAAGTGGCGTTGGTGGAGTCTGTGTCTGCGCTTGAACTTGCGCCGGTTGCGTTGTGGCGTCCGCGGCGAACGGATCATGGTCGACCGGCACGAGCGAGATGTCGTCAAAGTCCGGCTGATGATCGACCGGCATCAGAGAAAAATCATTCATGATTAAGGACCATTAGAAGTCTGCTGGGGCCGATCGGGGAAAGATGGATCGTTCTGCGCCTGCTGCCGTTCGATCTGCGCCTTGTGCGCGGCCATCATCTGGTCGGTCTGCGCCCTCGCCTGCGCGGCCAGCAGTTTCGGGTCAGGCGGCGGCGTGGGTGGCGCCAGCGGCGGATTCATCAATTGCCCGGTCTGCGGGTTGATCGCGGTGGGATCTTATGACCGATGATCCGCGGCGGCTCGGCCGCGGTATTCATGCCGCGTTTGGAGTCGATTTACCCTAGCGTCCAGCGTTCTTCTTCCGTCAGCCTCTCTTGCGGCTCTTTCAGCACGATAGCTATGAGTGCTTTAGGATCTCCCCGAACGTATCGTCGGACGTCCACGGAGATTGGAAATACATCATCAACGTGCAGACCGAGGAATCGAGCAAGCGCCTCTGGACCTCGATCCGTAAAGTCGACATCGTGATACCGCGCGAGGTGAAACCACTCGCCACCGCGTTCAATCGAGAGAGTCAGAAAGTGTTGAGTGTCCCGCGGATTTGTGACGTTGTAATTTCCGATCAATGCCATACCAGTGAACCGTCCCCTAAGCGAACCTGGGCACCTACTAATCTTTTGGCAAGGCTCTCAACCGGAAGCTCTTCGACCGGCTGCATGATCATCTCACCAATTTCGTCATCGATCAGCCACTCCCATACAGGACGCGTCTGAAAGTCCGCCACCGTCAGCGCTTCAACCGACTTGATCTTTTCGCTCATGGCGCATCCGTTTTAAAGCATGCATCACATAGAACAAAATAAGAACACTTCTATGATCGAGTCAACCTTTGGTTTTAAGAGGTCTGCGGAGGCAATTGTCGTGGAGAACCGGTCGGCGTCTATCGAAGATCGCCCGGCAAGTTCTGCGCCAATAATCCAGGACCGGCCGGCGCCAGCGGATGCAGCAATTGTCCGATCCGCGGAATAATCACGGCAAGCTCGTAAGAACCGGCTTGCGTTCTTATGCGTGTGATCCGCGCCAGCTCGGCGAGACGCTCGATTACTATCGCGAGCTTAGCTCAATGAGTTCTGAGCGCGTCAGCTTCTCTTGCGGCTCTTTCAGCACTATGGCTGTGAGTGCCTTAGGATCACCGCGAACGTATGGCCGAACGTCCACGGTAATTGGGAATACATCGTCAACGTGCAGGCCCAGGAACCGGGCAAGCGCCTCTGGACCTTCATCCGGAAAGCCGACGTCGTGATAGCGCGCAAGGTGAAACCACTCGCCATTGCGTTCAATCGACAGAGTCAGGAAGTGCTGAGTGGAGCGTGGATCTGTGACGTCGAAATTTCCGACAGATCCCCATACCCATGAACCGTTCCCGAGGCGAACGTCCAAGCCTAGTATCTCGTCCTCGAGGCTCTCAACCGGAAGCTTCTCGACCGGCCGAACCATTGTTTCGCCAATTTCGTCATCGTACAGGAACTCCCACAGAGGATGAGCCTGGAAGTCTGACACCGTCAGCGATTCAACCGGCTTGATGTTTTCAATCATGGCGTGGGAAATCCGCTTTTGAGCAATGCATCATAAAGCTTCGTGCTGTTGTCTGCATCGAATTCTTTCGTATGCGCTGCGAGTTCTTGTAGTGCCTCCTGCCTCTTTGCCGGGCTAAGGCTTCGGTCGTACGAGTGCAGCACCGGCTGCCGGATTTCTTTCCTACTAAAATGATTGCTGAATTATCACGGCTGCTTTCCGAACTTACGAAGCTCTGGATGGTCGCCATAAATCGATTCATGCAGCAAGCCATCGATGCGTGCGATAATTTCTCCCACCAACTTTGCAACAGCTAGCAACTCCTCCCTTGAACTCATATCGCGTACAAGATGCAATGTGGAATTTAGCTCTTTTATTGCTTCTTCGGCGTGTATCTGGAATCGTTTGGCTGTTAGAATATCCATTAGAGACGTCCCATGCATTGGGCCACGCACAACCGAAATTCTGAAGACTGTAAATCACCGCTTGGTGACGACAGCAAGTGTAAACACTTGTCCACGCACCTACTATAGGCAGCATGACTGGCCATACTATATTGTTGGCCTGACCCTGCTTGGGAAGGCCCTAGCGAGTCAGGTCCGTCAGTCACCGACAGCCCGTTCGGATCAGCGCTCGGCGACGGCGCCAACGGTGGCTGTTGGATCATGTCATTCGTACCAAACGGAACGAGCGACGCGTTTTCGAAATCCGGCTGATAGTTGACCGGGACCAGCGAATAATCAGCCATGATGAACGACCCTCAGGAATTTGCCCGACCGCTGCGGGTCCGAAACGTAATGATGACCGTCTCGCGCTTTGCGCGATCCAGGCGGATACGAGCGCGGCGCCTTGCCTGCGCCGGTCGCCGCTTTCAGATGCGCATCGAGCACCGACAGCCGCGCATCGAGATCGGCCTTCAGCTTGGCGAGCTCAGCTTCGGTTTGCGCCTTGACCTGCAGATGGATCGCAGCGTTCTGCGCCTGCTGCTGCTCGATCTGCGCCTTATGGCCGGCCATCATCTGGTCGGTCTGCGCCCTCGCCTGCGCGGCCAGCAGCTTTGGATCCGGCGGCGGCGTGGGCGGCGCCGGCGGCGGATGCAGCAACTGCCCGGTCTGCGGGTTGATCGCGGTGGGATCGTTGAAGAACTGGTCCGGGTTCTTGTGACCCATGATCCGCGTCAGCTCGGCCGCGGTGTTGTAGAGCTGGACGTCGCCGACCAGGTTGGTCTTGCCGCCGGACAACAGCTCCTTCTGCACATTTGCAATCGCCATGGTCTGAGCGAATTGCTGGGCCTTGCCGCCGGCGCCGAGACCGACATTGATCGTCATGTCGTCGCGGGTTTTCCAGCCGCGCGGATCGATATTGGTCCAGGCATTGCGCAGCCGCACGGTCTGCTGCTGCTGGCCATGCTTGCGGATGGTGCCGTGCAGCAGCGCGAAGATATCGCGGACGCCCTCCGCCATGATGCGGGCGATCAGCTTCATCCGCATCTGCGAGGCCGAGAAGGTCTGCGCCACCGCAGTCGCCGACTGGTTCTGCAGCGCGTCGGCATCGAGGCCCTGGGTCTGCTTGGCAAGCCCCGTGCGCGTCTCCAGTTCGGCGTCGAGATATTGCATCATCGGATAGATCGACGAGGTGATATCCGGCACCACCTGCCAGTTCAGCCCGCCCGGCTGCTTGGTGCGGACCACGCCGCCGGGGCGCGACACCAGCAGGTCATCCAGCGTGTTGGGGCCGGCCATGCCCTCGGCGACTTCGACGCGCGGATTGTTGTGCAGATAGAGATTGTCGAGCGCGCCGCGCTTGAGCGCGGTCTTCTCGCGCTGCACCGGCATCACGAGATCGGCGATCGAGCGGCCGAAGAAGCGATGCGTCACCGGCACCGGCGTGGTCGCCGCGAACGGGATCGCGTCGAACGGCGTGATGCAGTCCTTGCCGTCCTTGCGCAGGATCTCGCTTTGGTCGCCGCCAGTGATGACCTGGTAGAGGCAGGCGCGGCCCTCGCCTTCATAGTCCATCCGCACATAATGTTCGGTGATGCGCACCAGCCGCGCCGCCGAATTCACCCCGCCCGCATTGGTGCTGTAGTGCTCGCCCACGGTGTCGCGCGCCAGCGTTTCGATCTCGGTATTGCCGGTATAATCGCCGAGCGACTTGATCTGCGCCTCATCAAAGCCTTCCGCGATCAACTGGCTTTCGGTTTTGGTGACGACCTCGTGGAAGCAGTAATTGCAATCGCGGATGCTGCGCGCGCCGCGCTCGATGCCGAATTCCTCCGGCGGCACGCCGAGCACCCGCGCCTGGGCAAGCTTGCGCGTGGTGACGATGGTGACGTCATGGGTGACGGGAGAAGCCGGCAGCGACGGCGGCGGCGGAGATAGAAAAGGGACAGCCATGATGATGAGCTTGTGCCTCCAGACATGAAGGGAGATCCTCCGCTCGCGCGAACCGCGAGACGGCTGAAAATTCGGAGTTATGTGGAATTGATCGAGGTAGCGCGCGCCGGATACGCCGGGGCGTGCCGTGGGCCGCTCAACCTGCGTTGAGGCGCCGGAGAAATTCGAGATAGGCGTCGTTGAGCGAAAGTGATCCGTCAGGCGATGCGGGCGCATGCGACGGCTGCAAGAATGGCGAGCCTTGCGATGGATCGTAAGCGCGGCCCATCAGAAACCGCGTCGGGCCGCTGTCGGTCGAAGCCGGTGTCGCATCGGGTTGCAAAGGCGGCGCATCCTGCAAGGCCAGTGGTCCCGATGGCGGTGGATTCGCAGATGAGGTCGGATCAATTCCAGCAAAATTTCCTGTGCTCATCAGATAAGAGAAAAGCGACGCCGGCGCATTGGAGCTGTCATGGGCGGCAAACGCCGTTGGGGCGCGCCGCCACCAGGAGCGGCCGATCTCCCGCCGCCTTGCGACGCCGGATTGTTTGGGACGCTTTGCGGCTCAACAGGATTCGTTGCGCGGTCCGGAATCGTCTGCGGAGTGAGAGGAGTATAAGAAGGCGCCACACTCCCGAACGGCTGCTGCGCTGCAATCGTGCCGTCAATATAGCGAGCTGTCGGGAGACCATCTGGAGGAGTCGGCGTTCAGTGGACCACGTAGCATCAGCGAAATAGCAGCAGCTAAGGTCTCCAGGCTGGCAGCTAAAGTAGCTTGAGTGATGGGCCTATTCGGTAAAACGATAGCGATGGCACGCGTTAGAGGCGACGCTGCCAGCTATCTCTCAACGAAAATAGTACGAACAGCGCCTTTCGTTCGTCATATTGGTTCTTCCGAGCCCCTTCTATCATCCCAGTGATCTGGCGACAGAAGACGGAACTTGAGATAGAGCGAGCCCACGCGCTCCTTTCCAACACTCATCCCATCCCCCGCCGATACGCCTTTGAAAATAGGAAGTTGATGCAATGCTACGCCCCGTAGATCAATGGCCATCTCATCGCGTCCATTTTCAAAATGGCAGCAGCCGAGACTCCAACCATGCAAGCGCAGCCTCACAACCCGAGGCATTGCGCGACGCAAATCAATGTCGAGTTTCAGCCCTAGCTCTTTTAATTCCCCGTGACACGGGTGATCAAACCAGCAAATCAGAAAGCTGCCATCTGCTCCTGATTGGGTATCAGCGCCGATCTTGATCGCGTAATCGCCTGCGCGCGCAGCGCCGCCCGACAACAGTGAGCCGGCGATGGCGAGCATAAGGACGAATTGGGTTCGGATGCTTGTTCTCATCACTTCACATTGATCGTTTCACTGGCTTGCGCGGTGTCGCGAGACCTGAATCATGCAACCTCAGGGCGCTTCCTCGCGCACTAGAACAAAATGTGAACAACAAATCAATTCCTCCTTCGCCGTGACTTCAACTCGTCGCCGACGATTTTTCCGAACCGTTTTCCAGTTCGTCCAGCGCATTATGCACAGTGTGCGCCACGATCTTCATGGCACCGCCGGATTCCATCACGGCCTGAGCTAGCAGTGGATAGTCAAGTATCCGTCTCGCTATTGGTGAGACGATGCCGGTTACGGATTGGAGTTGTTGCGCAAATGATCGAGCAACATCCGAGTAGCCCGCCCGGCTCATCTGGCGATGGTGCTGACGGCGCCGGCTGCTGCGAATTGAAGTCGCTGGTGGACGCCTGCCAGCCGTCCATTCCGTCGCCGAGCGGATTCTGATAGCGAGAACTCACGAACCTTATCGGTGGATCACTGTTCGGCCCAACGGCTGAAAAACCGCTTTGCAAGGTCCGATCGAAGGGCGAGAGTTCGTCTTCCGGACCCATCGCCGGCCTGGTGTAATGCAACAGATTGCCGATCCCGGCGGCAAGCTGCTGAGGAGTCCACGTATAGGTGCCAGCGATATCAGGCAAGGCGAGCCCCGTTTCGACCGAGGACACTCGCGCGTTCCATGGCTGGGGAATGCCGTTCTGATCAGGAATGCTGGCATTCACGGTCGCGGACGGCAGGATCGTCGACACGGTCCCGCTCGCGCCATACCCAAGGGTATCGCCCGAGGTCATTCCCTTTCGCAAAAAGGCACCTTGAACCCCTCCCCCGCCCAGGCCCAGACTACCCGTCAAGGTTACCGCAGGGGCCGTGAGCGAGCCGGGATTCCAATAATAGGTGCCGCCTACGCCGAGGGGAGTAGGATAAAGAGGGACAGCTACAGAGATTCCATCCGGCCGGGGATTTCCATTTTTATTTTCCGACATGGAAGTATATCCTCACGCGGGAATTGTGGCGGCTCGGGCCCACGAATGAGCGTTTTAAAATGAATCACGCTGTCGCTGTTATCGCGATTGTCTGGACCGCCGGGTTGCTTGTTTTCGCCGGACGATTCATGAATTTCATCCGGCTGCTCTACAACAACCTCGATCCAACTAAGGATTTTTCCAGGACACGCCTGTTTCGACCTTATTATCTTTTCTTCAGAAGGACTGACGCACGGGCGATCTACCCCGAAAATCTCACCGAGCTTGGCAGGCGATATCAACAGCAAGCGATCCAGAATGAACGGATGGCCATCGCCTGGGGCATCAGTGGCTTCGTATTGTTGACAATCATACTTGCGCCATCCGAAGACGCCCTTCTCGTCGGCATCCTTGCTGCCGCTCTTGGGGGATTTTATTTTTGGGGACTCCGCCTTCTCCCTCAAGAGAAGGGCCCGTATTGAAAAAATCCTGCCCGCGCGCTGAAGTCTTGATGTTCGTACTCCCGCGAAGTGCAGCCGTGGCGCTTCATAACCATCATTGCAACGCCGCGCGGACGCTATCGACATCAACTCGTTGCCTTTGATTTTTCCGGGCCGTCCCGCATTGAGCTGATCAACTCGTTGCTTCCGATTTCTCCGGGCCGCTTTCCAGGTCGTCCAACGCGCTATGCACGGAGTGCGCCACGATCTTCATGGCGCCGCCGGATTGCATCACGGCTTGCGCCAGCAGCGTGAACTGGTCGTCGGTGAGGTCGTAATAGGTCTCGCGCTGTTCTTCCTCGCGCTCTTCCCACCAAACCTTCACGATGCCGACCTTTGAAAGCAGCGCATCCTTGATGAAGGAATACAGCACCATGAAGCCGGGGTTTTGCTGCATGAAGACGTGATTGACGTAATCGGTCTCCTGGGCTGCGGCAGCCTCGTCCTCGGGACCGACCGGCTCGAAGCGCACGACCTCGTCGGAGCCGGCGAAAATATCCATCAGGCTCGGCATCAGGCCTTCGATGGTATCGGAGACATCGGTCGAGACCGCGCGCGAGCGCCCGTCCTGCGCCGGCATGTCCTTGCGCATATCGCCAAGATAATAATCCATTGCATCGCCGCGCTCTTCCATCAGCTTGGCCGCCGAGATCGCCGCCAGCGCGTCAGCCTTCTCTGAAGCAAGCATCGCCTTGAGATCGAGCGAGGTCATTTTGGGCATGAATGTTTCTTTCAGATCGGTTTGGCGCGTCGGCCGTGATGGCGCCCCGGCGGAGCAATCCAGGCGACGCAGGAATCGCGCTAGCGTCGCCGCGGGAACCACGGCTGCGACGGATCATCGCGATAGAAGCCGCGCAGTTGGTCGGCGAGCGGCGGCGGAGCAGGCTGGTTCGGACTATCCGGATCGACACCTGCCGCTGCCATCAGCCGGGCCAGCAGGCCGCCGACGGGCGGATTTGGATTGGCGGCTGGCGCAAGCGGCGCTGCCGGCGCGACGGATGACGGCATCGGTGCTTGCGGCGGTAAGGACATATTTGGATTGCGCGAGCTGATCCCGCCAGGAGAAAAACTCCAGTTTCCAAAGCGGTCGTCGAAGGAAGCCGGACGATCGGTAGAGATAGCGTCATCGCCCGGCGTTTGCGGTCGTCCGGCAATGCGGCTGCTCAGGCGTCGATAATTACTGTCATCTGCTTGACTGCCAGGTCCATTTTCCGAGTTGGCGCCGGTGTCTTGCAAATATTGCTGATACTGCGGAAGGTAGGCCGGCCGGCTTGGATTAGGATCGATCGGCCCCTGTTGATCCCAATAAGCAGTGGGGTTCACTACGTTGCCGGCGGGGTCCTTCAATTGATAATGGACATGCTGATCTTTTGTCCCGGTATTGCCCATCGTGCCGATCAGCTGCCCCGCAACAACCGGATCACCGATGGAGATATGCCGAGCTTGAGTATGCAGTATCTCGTGGGAAAATCCGTTCGCGTCCCTGATGGCTATTTTGCCAACTGCCTTGCCCGGCGTTCGTCACAATGCCGGTCACGGGCGAGCGCAACGCCGGATGCATTTTATTGAGGACCGCCACTTTCCCGCCAAGGTAATTGAAATCGACACCACCATGTGGAATCGATGCAGGAGGGTTCCTTCCCTCTACCGCTCCAAAGGGACTGGTGATGTGAGGGGACACGCCGTTGATCGGCGGTAGCACTCGATTCATTATATCTTGCCAGGACATGTCTACTCTCCCGTCAGGCGTGATCGCTGTGCGAACGCAAGATCCAGCAGCCCGTCCGCAGGGCACCGGAAAAGATGATTTGGGACATTGGTAGACATAAGGCCGCCGCCCGTTTGCTGGCTGACCGACCTCAGTGGCCTAGTTCGATCCCGGGTCGCGTGAGCTACGCCATAGGGAGGAACATCTGTCGTGGACTATGACCGCCGCCGAGTGACAACTCGGTGGCGGTCATATCAATCACCTTGGCGCATCGTGGCGTTGATCTGGTCAAGATACTTGATTGCGAGATCGATGTTGCTCTTGTACTTGACCGGCGGCATCGCGAACTGAAGCGCGCCATTGAGATCGGTAATCGCCTCGTTCTTGTCGGCAGTGGACCTTTTCTTGTCAGCATGGATTCTGGCGATCCGCAATTTTATCAAGGCGTCGCGGCCAACATAAGTTTTGGTTACAGAATCATAGCCTCCGAGCGCCAAAGAAACATTTTCCTCGACGTTGAGATATTCGGCGTAGCTTGCGAGGCCGCTCCGCCGTGCAACGCCGTCAAGTTTCACGATGGTCTCCAGCTTCAGCTTGTCGATATCTTCCGGCGCATTATCCGTGATGGCGTCGATGTCCTTGCTGGCGGCAAGCATGCCTTTGATTTGCTTTTCAGTCAGCGCCACCTGTTTAATGGCGGAAACCGGCCGTTGCGCGGTTTGGGCCGGCGCTGTCTGTTCCTCGGCTTGCGCCAACGTATCGCTACTGGACAGGATGACTATCGACGCCGCGAGGCAGGCGATACTCCACGCGGCGATAGTCATGCGAACGAACGCGGACATGAAGGTATCTTCACTTTCGGGCCACCGGAATTCCGGGGCTGCTCGGAAATCTTCACTAGAACAAATAAAGAACATTGTCAATTTGGAGGGAGCCGTCGAAACCCCTCATCACGGCGAATGCGTTACATTGAACTCTGCAAAGCAGGAGAACAAAAATGGCCGTCGCCACATGCATCAAATGCAGCAGCCACAGCTTTGAACTCTCGCTCCTGACACCTTTGGCCGAGAGCAAGAAGCTCACGATCGTTCAATGCTCGCAATGCGGCACGCCGGTCGGCGCGCTCGACCCGGCGCTGGCACCACAGATCGAGGCGCTGAAGCACCAGGTCGCAGCGATCGACGAACGCCTCAACCGGATCGCCAAGGCGCTGCAGGAGTAAGGGTGACTTGGGACTGAGACGTAGTTGGATGAAACCCCTCACCGCCACCCCTGATCCCCGTACCGGATCGGCCGGTTAAAACTTCCCGCCCGGCCCGGCTGCTCGTAGCAAATGGCCATCAGCCCCAGCGCGTCGGCCGCATGGGATGACCAATCATGCTCCGGTCCCAGCCCGACATTGCGAACGTCGTCTTTCTGCTCGTGGTAAAATCCGATCGCGTCGCGGCCGGGCTCGGTGGTGGCCTCGTTCCACCAGATCTGCGGCCCGAGCCGACGCAGCGCCTCAATGCGCATCATGGCGGCGCCCTTGCCCTGGTTCTTCACCGGCGGCTCGACGGTGAAGCCGGCGTCACGCAGATGATCTTCGTAACGCCGGCCGGTGATATTGTTGGCGGCGACGCCGTCATGCGGCAGATGCAGGATCGCCTGCGCATAGCCATTGCTGCGCAGCCAGTTGACGTGAAACGCCAGCACCTGGCCGACCGCCTCGTAATAATCCAGCACGCGGATCTCATTGCCAACCCATTGCACGATCCAGATCGTAAAGGCGTCAGCCCTCGCGCCCGAGCCGCCGATATCGATGAAGGCGCGCAGCGGCAGCAATGGATCGGCGGCGACTTTGCCGATCCGCCCCTGCGCCCGCGCCTCAAGCAGCATCTGTGCGAAATAGGCGCCCTCGAAGGCGCGGGCGTAGTCACCTTCCCATACGTGCTCGTAGCGTTCCGGGTATTGCGCGAGGTCGAGCTTGCGTTCGTCCTCGAGCACCAATGGGAACCAGGGATTGTCGCGCCAGCTTGCCTTGACCACCAGCGCGCCGGCGGGTTTTCTCGTTCGAAAGAAATCATCGATCGCATCCGACTTGCGGCGCGGATTCCAGCTCGCCCACAGTTCGGAATGCGCGGCGCGGATGGTCGGGCGCAGCAATGACAGGCTGCGCCCGCTCAAGGTCTGCGCCTCGTCGATCCAGGCGATGCGAAAGCCCTCCAGCGATTTGATCGATTCCGAAGTATGGTCCTGCATGCCGCGAAAAATGACAATACCGTCGCCGGGCGTCTCGATCTTGTCGCTGAACACCTTGAACTGATGACCAAGGCCGAGTGCGGCGATCTTGCCCTCGATCAGCCGCTTGGAGGATTGCGCCAGCGTGCGCTGCGCCTCCCGGATGCAGACCGCGAGCGTGCCGCGCTCGGCCTGGCAGGTCTCGACCAATAACTCGCCGAAGAAATGCGATTTGCCGGAGCCGCGGCCGCCATACAGGCCCTTGTAGCGGGCGGGCGCCAGCAGCGGCTCAAAGATCTTGGCTGTCGGGATTTTCAGGATGGACAT